GCGTTTTCAGTAAGTGTATTCCAACCCATTGCTCCTGCTCCCCATAAGTTAACAGGGGGAGTTACCGTTTTATAATCTGTTATATTTTCTACCACTGGTGCGCTCTGAAACGCTTGTACGAAATCAGAGGTAGTTGCAAAAGCAGAAGGAGTATAAGACGTGTCAAATTCTCCAAGTAAATTGCCGCCTGCATAAATATCAGCAGCTTGCTGTGCACCACTTCCTTTCCAAGTATCACCCATGGCTTCAGATATTTGCGTATAGAAATCAGCCTGTTCGCTAAAAGTATCACCCGGCAGTATATTATCACCCGTAGTTGCATCTTTTCTAATTCCTCCGGCAGTCATGTACCGGCTACTACCAATAACTGTTGAGTCAACTAAAGATGAATTAAAATTAACATTTGTATAATTCGTTAACTCATTCATTAGTTGGGTGTCAGGCAAGTCAGCCGCTAATGGATTTACTTCCGTCTGACCCGCCACTAAACTAGTGGAAGCTTGTTCAGCAGGTATAAAACCTACTTGGTTTTCCATAGTATCTTCAGATACATCTGGTAAAGGGTCTTTAATTTGTAAAGTTGTTTGACCTGTTTTACTTAAATCTTCTGTTGCCATCTCTCCCTTTTTTATTTATTCTTTAAAATGTTATTAACGTCCGTTCTAAGGCGTTGTACCGTTTCCAGTGAAATTACTTTCCCCTGATTGCGGAACATTTCCAACTCCGATGTTGCCGCCACCAGTGCCTTGTGCATCGTCTGGATTTGCACCTGCAGGTACTCCTCCAACGCCGCCCATACCTCCGGGTTGTTGACCACCTTGGTCAGCTTGTGGGCCAGTTTCTTGTCCAACATTTAGTCCTCTCAATATCTCAGCAAAAATTGCCGCGTCATTCATGTCATTAACTAAACTATCGGGGTCTATGTCCTGTGCTATGGCCAGTTCCCTGATAAGGTTAGGTATCTTAATGAACGGTGCTAACATGGGGTTAGCAACTGTTTGTAGTAAAGTTGTAAGTCTTTGTGACCTAACTTCCTTCTGCATTACACTAGCCACTCCCCTAGGTTTAATCTCCAAGTCACCTACAATATCGGGGTTATCCATGTCAAATTGCATGTTCCATTGGAACATCGCTTCTCCCAGTGGTTTTAATAAAAAATCATCTATGTTTTTCATCACGGTTTTAGTAGATAAACCCGCGCCACTAAGTAGCATTGATAATCCTGCCGCAGTACGACCTGTACCTGAGACACCCGTTTGTCCATGCATGACAGACGGTATTCCTGTTTCTTCATCAGCCAGTTGCCTAGCTTGTAAATACATCTGTAAATTTTCCGGTGCCGTATTAGGAAATTTCAATCCATTGATAGCCGTTCCCGTGACACCCGATTGTCTTCTAAAAATCTTTCCGGGGAATATGTCCATGTTCTGTCCCGGCACCAGTGACGCTTCATCCACGTCAAAAACTAAGTTACCCGCTAATGCTAAATTATCTATGGCCATTCTTACATGCCCGTTCATAAGTAACTGTGCGTCTTCCATATTTTCCGGCACACCAATACCAAATAATTGATAAGGATTTATTTCATAAGGAAAAGTACAGAAAGGCAGTCTTTGTGGTGTAAATGGATTTAAAACTATGCGAAGTGTTTTTCCATTGCACACCCAAGCGTTAATCTGAATTTGGTCAAGCTCATTAGACCTTTCGGGTAAATTCATCTCTATTTGAGATGCAGTTTTATAGTCTAGGACTCCCCAGTACTCTAAAACTTCATATCTGTCTGAAGTCACACCCTCACCATAATTTTGCTTATCATAGGTTTGAATTATGTCTTCATAATATTCCGTATTATAATTTCCACCCATCGCCAAGCATTCGGAAATGGCCTCTTCATCAAACAGCGGCATGTTAATTAAATCACGTAATTGAGAACGAGTAAATTTATGTCGTTGAATTACATAATCACAATCATCCAAACTTGTAGCCGCGGGGTCAGGAAAGAAATCCCAACAGGATACTCCCTCTATTTTAGGTACGAGCTTACTATAAGGTTCATATGTCTTTTCCTCATTTTCACTAGACCATTTATGAATAGTTTTATTATAACTTAAAGGGCCTTTAATAATTCCTGTTCCCAGTAAAACTGATTCAAATATGGAATGACGCAATACATTAACCCCGTTATTTTCCAATAATTGGTCATGCATAAGTTTTTCCATTCGCCTTGCCGTTTCTTGGGCGGGACTTATTTGTGGGCCACCATGCCTGCTTCTTCCTTCCAATAGAGTCGCACCTTCATATTCTGGGGCAATTCCGCCGAGTTTAGTATCAGGGGCTGTTGCTTGTAACGCACCCGGTTCCAGAGTTTTTCCGTCTCCCTCAAATCCATAAGGGGATTGAATTTGCTCTTCTCCCGGTGCCGCCAAGTGTACTTGACTTGAAATTCCTTCAGGTACGGGTGTTGATTCTACTGATATGGGAAACTTTTTATTTGCGAATAAGATATCTACAATCTGTCCATAAGCGGCTAAAGTTTTGGTTTTTGTTATCTTAATGAAAACTTTACTTTTTTCGCTATCTCTGAATGATGTTGTGCTGTCATAGACACCACGATAATTCTTATATGCCCGCAACCATCTTGATTCATGCGTAGTTCGAGACGTTTTAGCCTCGTTGTACTTGCCTTGTATAAATCCTACAATGCTAGGCGCATCTTCAGACGGTACAGCAGACGCAGCATCAGTTGGTTGTTTTACGCCTTCTTGTGCCATAATTTCCTTAAAAATTAATCGTTGCTATTGCCATTCAATGGCTTTTCTTTATCCGCATTCATAATTTTAGAACTTAGCTTTTCACTTTTCTTACTTGGAACAGCTTGGATGAATTCTTTAGGCTGTCCTGTTCCGCCGTGCGCGTCAAAATCTTTTTTGAAGCGTGTCAGTGGAGCATCAGGTCTATTCCATTTTTCCTTGTCCTGTTTCCAAATATAAGCTTTACCATAGTTATAATCATCTTGTGGCATAATTTTCTCCTTTTTTTATATAAGTTTGGGTTTTCGTATTGGTTGACTGTAGACTTTACCTCCTACAGCGTAAGGTTTTCTTTTTTTTGATGAAACTTCGCCACCTTTTTTATATACTTGCTGACTAAGTTTTTCAGCAGAAGGAAACATGGGATGCTCTCCTGCCATTATTTGTTCATATTCTTTTTTCATACGTTTAACTTCAAATGGAATACCTATCACAGGTAATTTTTTTAATATCCCTTTTCCAATAGTTGTAGCAACTTTTCTAATAGTTTTAGGTTTCGCTATACTATCAGCCGCCTTGAATAAATTTGCTAGAGTTTGTTGTGATTCAGTTAGTGCTTGTTGTTTTTTAGGTATTTTAACTTTTTCTACTTTTTCTTTTTTTATTTGTTTTTCTGTTGGTTCTACTTTTTTTAATTCCTGTTTTGCAACAGGCTCACCAAAAATCATGCTAGTAGAAAGGGGTACAGGTTTTGGTTTAGCAGCCGTACTAAGTTTTCCTTTAGAATATGTTTTTATGCCCTCATCAAATGCATTTGAAATTTTCTTTTCTATTTTTGATTTATAAGCACTTTTTTTTATATCCTCATCAAGTAATACATTTTTCTTTGGCCTATGACTGAAAAGCATATCCTTATAGTATGAATAGTCAGCCTTGGTTAATTGTCCCTCCGCAAATGCAATTTTTAATTCAGCGGTTGTATCATAATAACTGTTACGAGTAGCATACCAGACTAGCTGCCGCCAAACGGAAGATTTATCTCCGCCCCAATCTATTGTCGTGCCTAACTTACTAGTCATGTTTAATATCCAAAAACTGTGTCACTTGGTTCATACTGCACTTTATTCTTTATCTTGTTTAACGCCGTGTTAAGCGTTGGTTGATTTGACTGCCGCGTCATAATCATGTACCGCAATGCGTCATAAGCGTGGTCATCCGCCTTCGTGTCCACATCCTCCGGATTAGTCTTGGAAGTGGGTATGCTCGCCAAAGTTCTAATCAAGTTAGTGCACGTACTGAATATTTTCAGTCTCGGTTCCACTGTCACGGGGTTCATCGCCAGTCGCCTGTGAACTTCCACTTTTCCTGACACCCTGTCCCTGTCAGCCGGAATCCAACGAACACCATTCCTGAACATCGTCTCCGCTATGCTCGGGCCTACTCCTGTTTTATTCCAGCAACTCGTATCGAGTACTGATAAGAACATCTCCGGGTCGTTTCTTTCCATCTCCAGTATGAGACGGGCCAGTACGTCACCCGTGTATCCCGAATTATAAAGTTCCCTATAGATGAAAATATTTCCATCAAAATCCAAGCAACCCCATAAAATACAAGATGGAGAGGCGTATCCGTAGTCACCGGAACGCATTCGCTGCCATCCCACGGGAACCTCAAAAGGCTCCACTACATGGGTGGAACGCATAAACTCTGGAAAAGCCGCGCCTTCCGCAACTTCCCAATCACCGTCCAGTAATCGTTTTCTTTCCACTTCAGGCAGGGAACGAAGCATCGCTTCATACTGCCCATCCCTCATCAGATAAGGGTTGTCCGTCAGTCTCGCGGGAATGAACTTTCGTTGATAAAGCGGCTCTCCCGCCTTTTCATGTCGTTCAGGCCATCTGTATATCTCACCGGATTCCATGTCCCTAGCCGCAAACGTTTCGTGTGGGGGTACGGGGTCAATATACATTTTTTTCACCCACCATCCACCGACACCGCCGGGATTGGCCGTACACCTCATATAAGGTTTTATTTCTTCGTTTGTCGTTCTCAGTCGTGAACGCAGGTACTCCCAAACATAAGGCGTGGGATAATGCGTTATTTCATCTATTCCTATCCAGTTAAAGGACTGACCTTGATATCTTGTCACATCCTTGTCCCTGTCGAGATAAGAAAACCAAGCGGTGGCTCCACTAGGAAAAATCCACATGGATTTCGATTCCTTAAATACCGCTCCCGGAAATGCTTTCGGGTATAATTGCTTGCTTTTATCTATCAGTTCTGTTAATTCATCGAGAGTTCGTCTAATCAACAGTGCCCGATGGTCGGGTAAATGAGCGTACCTAAGTAAATCAGCCAGTAGAGCGTATGATTTTCCACCGCCTGCCGCGCCTCCATATAGAACATCACGTTCCGGGGAGGCTAAAAAGTCCGTTTGTGGCCCAATATTGGGTCTGAATACGATATTTTCCTGCTCCAAGTGCTCTTTCAGCACTTTTGGTGCCACTTTTATGTCATCTTCGGTTAAAGCGGCTGGATTTTGTCCTGTGAGGGTTCCTTCTATCTTTTTCAGCCCTTTTTCAATGAACCTGACCTTGTCCCGTTGTTTTTTTACCTGTTTTACCTTGTTTTCAGCCGTCCTCTTAGCTTGGCGTAGCTTCTTCTGAGCCGCTTTCCTAAGTTTCGTAGAAACGCTGAAATTATACTGTCTTTTAGGCTTAGGAGGTGGTACTTCATTCACTTAGTTTTTCCACCCTTTTTATAGGTTTTAATTTTTCCGCCCTTTTTATTAGGCTTACCATTCTTTCCTCCGAATAACTTCATTCCTAACGGGGATAACCTATATCCACCTTTAACTTTTACAATCAATCCTTTTTTTAGTAAACTCTTTAAATTCTTATCAAGTTCAATTTCTTTTATTTTTGGTTCTTTAATATTACCGCCCATTCTTCTCTCCTAAGACTTTTTTTCGTAGCCCTTGGGCTGATATGCTACGCCCTGTCGTGGCTGATAGCCAAGTAGCAACTTCCCGATAAGAGCAAGATTGTAAATAATCTTTTGCTTTTCGATAAGCCGCAAGCTCTTCGGGGACAGGTAATAGCGTCTTCTTGTTGTTGTCATCTAATTTGTATCCGTAAGGTATTGTTGAAGTTTTTCTTGTTTCTTGTTGGGTGGTTGCTTGTGTTCCGCTTGTTTCCATGCTAAGTATACGATGAATTTATCGTGTATCTCCGGTGGTTTCAACATGTCGGGGTCTACTCTGTAATTCTCTCTTATCCATTGTCTAAATCTATTGTCTCTTATTGTTGTTAGGTTCATCTATACTAATACTTGGGCTTTCGTACTATGCTCCCCTTGGCGTAAGTCTTTATCTTTCCGCCCTTTTTATTTTCCAGTTTTTTTTCCAGTTTTTTTTCTTTCTTTTTTCTTTTTTTATGTAAAAGTATACCTGCGGTTTCTAAAACTCCAAATATCGAAGGCATACCATAGTGTAAAAATCGTTTTTCTCCTTTAGTAAGGTCTTTATGCCAACCTTTTGTTAACTTAAATTGTTTTTTAGCTGCCTTATAGGCATTCTTACCATACTTTGCTATAATCTTTGCCGCCGGCACGCCCATGGCTATTAATCTTAGTATCGCAGACATCAGTAACTCCTAGGTTTCCGCACTATGCTTCCCTTGGCGTAAGTCTTTATTGTTCCGCCCTTTTTATTCTTACCTCTTAAATCCAGTATAATCTTCAAAGGAACTATGTCATAATCCCTTCCCTGCCTGTAGCCAACACGGCTTATCTCCTTCAGTTTGGAATCCGTTGCCTTCATCGGAGTGAGTGGCTGTGTACTGCCTTTAAACAGTATGTATCTATCGTCTTTACCCATCTAATACTTGAGTTTTCTAACTATACTTCCCTTGGCGTACTTTTTGATGTAACCTCCGCCTTTATAAGAAATACTTTCACCTTTTCCAGTTGCTAAAGCAGATTTTAATCCGCTAGTGGATTCAGTTACATCATGAGGTTTAGCTCTTCTACCCATATGCTTTTTAATAGCTTTCTTTTTTAAGTCGTCACTTATGTCACCTTTTACTTTATTATTCTTTTTATACTTATTTATCATATTCGTGATAGACACAATAGCATCGGCAGTCAACTGAATGCCTATCTGTTTCGCTAGTTCCGCTAGTCCCATTAGTTCTCTCCTTCCAGTACTATCTCTTCCCGCTTGTTGGGGAGCAGCACCACTCCATGCAACGCCGTCACGATATGGTCTACGGTCTCCCGTGAGCCTATTCCTATCCTGTTCAAGAGGCTCTCCGCCGCCTTCAAGCGCAAGTCACCCTTGGGGGTCGTTCCGTCTTCATCCAGCGCGTTAATCAAGTTCGTAGCCGCCTTCATTCCGTGGGTGGCTAGGTAATTCTGTGTCCGTTCCACTATCTCGTTGGATACCGAGTTCACGAGCCAAGAACGTGAGGTAGCCTCATACCCCGCCGTTTTCATCGCTTGGGGCACGCTTCCGCCGTTCCTGATGAGGGCACTAACGAATAGCTCCTGCTTCTCCGTCAGTTCCTTCTTCTGCTTGTGCTTTTGGGGGAGTAAATGCACTAAGCTTTTCCACCTTTCTTAAGCTTTCCACCCTTCTTGAGTTTGCCACCCTTGGCCTTTGATTCGGCTTTTGGTTTGATTCTTTGATAATATTGTTTATTTCGCTGCCATTCCGCAGGAGTCGGAGGATACATTTTCATTGTATTATGGTTCCAATTTTTCATTGTCTCCTTATAATGCTTCTTATACGCCTCTAATTCTTTTTCTGCTTGCGATAGTGATTTGCCAACTCCTCGTTGACTTTTACGACTCTCTGTTCGTTCCTTACGCTTCTTCTCTTTTTCCACTCTTCCCGTCATCTTAACATCCCCCGATAAATTGTTTATAGTACACTAAGCTTTTCCACCTTTTTTAAGCTTTCCACCCTTCTTGAGCTTTCCGCCGTGTTTTAGATGGGGCTTGCCTTTTTTACTAGCCTTTCCTAATCTTGTTAAAAGTGATTTTAAATCCTTATTAGATAAAGTCTTACCTAAATTTAAACCACTGGTAGGGCCTATAACACCTCTTGCTATTGCTTTAAGTCTACTTATTAATTTTTTATCTAAATCAGATTTAGTCTTTCCGCCAGTGCCCCCCGACAGATTCTTATCCTTATCAGATACAGTCTTTCCATTATTATTACCCATACTTTCCTCTAGAGGTTATATCTACAGTACATACTGCACCTATCATCCTGTTGTCTACTATATCTAAAGTGCTGAGATATGTGCTTT